AAAGGAGCTGAGCAAATGACAAAACAAATCATCATCAACGAAGCAAACAGTTTACTTCACAGAAAAAGCAAAGAATTGAGTAAATCAATCATTAAAACACCAAAAGACTTAGAAAGATTCGCGATTGGTTTGGATAAATTATCGCAAGAAATGTGGGACTATAAAAATGAATTGGAGGCGATTAAATGAGTATTCAACCTGGAGATAAAGTCGAGGTGCAGGATCGAACGGGTGTAGCTGAATTATGTGTCGACGGAGAGCAGTTTCATGTTCTAGTTAACAACAATGGTCTGCTAACTGTTGAGGACGCAGACGGATTTTCATCTTTCAACATCCCGGCTACACAGGTGAAGAAAGTGAAAGAAAGTAGCGATAGTCAATTAGTAAACGAGCTGTATAGGCAATCACAGTCAGCAAATTTTACTATATATGACGCTGATGTAGATAAAGCTATTTCATTTGTATCTTTAGTAAGTGAAGCAATTTTTACTGAATCAAATAACATGAAATGGTACTCATCGACGAATGGGAAAATTACCGCTACAGCTTTTTTAAAAGGAGATGATTAAAATAGCAACATTATATTCGATTCAAGGGAAATATCAACAGTTGTTAAATCTAGCAGAACAGCTTGATCCGGAACTATTAAAAAATACACTTGAAAGCATTGATGACGAATTAGAAACAAAAGCAGAGAATGTAGCATTTGTCATTAAAGAGTTAGAAGGTCAATCACTTATTTTAGAAAAAGAAACGAAACGTTTAACTGAACGTAAAAATACTATTAATAATAATGTGAAGCGACTGAAACAATCATTATTTGATGCAATGATAACTGCCAATAAGCAAAAAATTAAAACAAACTTATTTACATTAGATATCCGGAAGAACCCGCCTGGCATTATTGTAGAAGACGAAAGCAAACTACTGAACTATCTAATTGAACAACCTAAAAAATTAGATAAAACAAAATTAAGCGATGATTTGAAAAAAGGCATTGAGGTCCCAGGTGCGAAAATTGTTCAAACAGAAAGACTACAAATAAGATAAGGAGTGATTTGGTTGGAATTTATTCAATCGGAAGAAATGAAGAGGTCAGAGTATTTTAATATTATGATTTATGCCAAACCAGGTGCAGGTAAAACAACTACAATTAAATACTTAAAAGGTAAAACATTAATGTTAGATTGCGATGGCACGTCAAAAGTTTTAAGTGGGTTGCCTGATATTACAATTGCAACATTGAATCCTCGTAATCCTGTGCAAGACATGGCAGATTTTTATGGATATGCAAAAATACACGCGGATGAATACGACAATGTAGTAATTGATAATTTGAGTCATTATCAAAAACTGTGGTTAATGTTCAATGGAAGAAATACTAAATCAGGGCAACCGGAGTTACAACATTATGGAATTTTTGATACACATTTAATTGATATGATTTCCGTATTTAATAACTTAGCAAACACAAATATTGTTTATACTGCGTGGGAAAATACACGTCAAATTCAATTAGAAAGTGGTCAACTTTACAATCAGTTTTTACCGGATATTAGAGAAAAAGTAGTTAATCATGTGATGGGGATTGTTCCAGTCGTTGCGAGATTAATACGAAATCCTGAAACTGGACAACGAGGCTTTCTACTCACAGAGAATAATGGTAATTTTGCAAAAAATCAGTTAGATAATAGAGAATTTGCCTTACAAGAAGACCTATTCAAAATCGGTGATATTGATGCTAAAGCTTAGAGAATATCAACAAGAAATTATAAACGATGTAAAGGGGGCTTTTTTACAGGGATATAATAGACCGTGCGTCGTTGCTCCCTGTGGGTAGGTGCAGGTAAATCGGTTATTTTATCGGAAATAATTCGTATGACAACACATAATAAAAACCATGCTCTTTTCCTAGTCCACCGGAAAGAGTTGATTGACCAAATCAGAAACACACTCATTATGAATGAAGTGGATATGAGTTACGTCAAATTGGGTATGGTTCAAACGATAGTTAGACGTCTAAACAAAACTTCGGAGCCTTCATTAATCATAATTGATGAAAGTCATCACGTATTAGCAAACAGTTATAAAAAGATAATTCATCATTTTTCAAATGCTAAAGTGGTCGGTTTTACTGCAACACCTGTCAGAATTAACGGAGGTGGTTTAGGAGATATAAATGACACATTAATCGAAAAAGTTAATGCGAAGTGGTTAATAGAAAATCAATTTTTAGCATCTTACAAATACTATGCTCCTGAAATTGTTCAAACAGAGTCATTAAATGTTAAACGAACTGGTGAATTTGACATGACTAGTCTTGATGATCAATTCAATAAAAGAATGATTTGGGGGGATGTGATTAAACATTATCAGAAATTAGCTAACGGAGAGCAAGCAATTCTTTATGCTAGTTCGATATATCAAAGTGAAAAGATGGCAGCGAGTTTTAATGCAGCAGGCATTTCATCAGCACATATTGACGGTAAAACACCTAAACCCATTCGAGATGACATTATAAAACAGTTTCGAGAAGGAGAATTAAAGGTCCTTTGCAATCTGGACCTTATAGGCGAAGGCTTCGATGTTCCGGATTGTTCTACAGTGATTATGCTAAGACCTACGCAATCATTATCGCTGTACATTCAACAATCGATGCGCGGCATGCGTTATAAACAAGGTAAAACAGCAACCATCATTGACCACGTTGGTAATGTAAAACGTTTTGGTCTGCCAGATATGGAACGAACATGGTCCTTAGAACCTCGTAAAGGAAGTAACTCCACGAAAGCTGAGGCACCTGTGAAAATTTGCAAAGAGTGTTTTATGACAGTTAGCCAGACAGCAAAAAAATGTGAACATTGTGGACATGAATTCAAAGTAGAAGTAAAACCAATACAAATTGATGAGGCAGCGGAGCTACAAGAAATAACAGAAGCAGTTTTTAAAGTGAATTATAGCAGTCCAGACGAATGTAAGAATATGAAAGAATTATATGAATATGCAAAAGAACACAATTATAAAAATGGATGGGCATTCCATCAAGGAAAAGCACGAGGATTTATCAAATAAAAAAACGAAAGAAGGAATTTAAAAATGTTTAAAGTAGATCATAATGATGTTTTCACAAATGGAGTAGAAAATGGTACGTATGAGGTTGTTTTATATAATGCAAATGAAGATGCAACTAAAAATGGTGCGGAGTTCATTAATATTGATTTAATTATTCGCAACGATGTAAATCAAAAATTTCAAAATGCACATATCTTTCACAGAGTGTGGAAAGCAAAAGCAACAAATGAATATAGTCAAACGGCATTAAATACAATTGCGAAAGCTATCCAACTCCCAAATGGAAAAGACTATAACACAGTAAACGAACTGCTACAAGACTTGTTGACTAAAACCTGCCAAGTTACGGTGAAAAACGAAGAATCTGAATATAATGGACAAGTTTATAAAAATCTAAATGTAAAGGCATGGGCTGAAAGCAAAATTACTGGACCTCTACAACATGTGTTTAAAAAGAAAGAAAACGAACCAACACAAGTAGAAATAAGTGAAAACGATTTACCGTTCTAAACAATGAAAGGAGCGCACAAACGTGTATGAACAAATTCCAGACGAATTAAAAAAATTAAAGCAATGGTGCGCTTTTCAACTGGTTTGGGATGAAGAGCGTGGCAAAAATAAAAAGATACCAATGAACGCAAATACTGGAGCATATGGCAATAGTGTAGACGAGCGAACTTGGGCAGATTTTGAAACTGCCCTTGCTTCACTCGAAAAGTATCAATTCGATGGGTTAGGATTTTACTTCAAGGCGCCGTATTTTGGCGTGGATATAGACGACATAAAAGACGATATTCAAGATTATTTATATGGAAATACTGAAAATATTGCTGGTGAGTTCATTCAAACATTGTCTAGTTACACAGAATATAGTGTTAGTGGCACAGGAATTCATATTATTGCAAAAGGTAATTTTCCGGAAGGTGGCAGGCGAAAAGGAAACATTGAAATGTACCCGGACGGTCGATTTTTTGTTATGACAGGACAAGTAATTGATAACTATAGACAAGTCAATGAAGCAACTGCTGCTATTCAATATTTGCATACGAAATACATCGGAACAAATGAGGTAAAACAAACAAACAATTTACAATCTACAGTTGATTTACCTGTTAACGACATTATCCAACGTGCTGAACGTAGCAAGCAAGGCGCACAATTTAAAACTCTCTTTGATGGATTGTGGGATGGATTATACCCGTCACAATCGGAGGCTGATTTAGCTTTTGCAAATATGCTAGCGTTTTGGACAGGATGTAGTGCAGAAAAAATGGACGAAATTTTTCGCTCTAGTGGTCTGTATCGGACGAAATGGGACCAAAAACGTGGAGCGCAACTTTACGGTGAAATGGTTATTAATAAAGCTATAACTAATACCTCTGAAATTTATCAGCCCGGAAGCGATTTAGAAGGATATTCTATTTCTATCAAAAATCAGAATAATACAGCACGTAAAGTATATGGGCTGGATGATACTGGTAATGCAGAACGTTTTCGTGATAAATTTCATGATATTGTCCGTTTTTCATACATTAACAAAGGGTTTTATTACTACGATTCAAAAGTGTGGAAATACGATAATATAGGGGCTGTAAAAACACTTGTTGATGATGTAATTAAAGATATGAAAAGTGAGTTTGCTTACATGGATAATGAATCAGATGCAGAAAAAGCGTTCATGAAGCACTTAAAAGCAACTAGAAGCAATAAAGGAAAAACGAACATGTTGAAAGAAGCGCAACATTTAATGCCAGTTTTGCCCGAAGAATTCGATCGCTACAAATATTTTTTGAACACACAAAACGGATATATCAATTTGCAAAATGGAGAACTTATCAATCATGACAGGCAAAAAATGTTTACAAAAATTAGCAACATCGAATATACAGATAAAATTGATGCGCCGCTTTGGCAAGAATTTTTAAAGGATATTTTTGCAGGTGATAAAGAGTTAATCAATTATATTCAAAAAGCAGTCGGTTATTCACTTTCTGGATCTACATCAGAGCAAGTAATGTTTATCCTTTTCGGAAATGGACGTAATGGGAAGTCTGTTTTTCTCGACATTATCAATGACATTTTTGGCTCTTATGCGACTAATATACAACCGCAAACAATCATGGTGAAACAACAATCGAGCAATGCAAATAGCGACATCGCTCGACTTCACGGTGCAAGGTTTGTTACAACCACTGAACCAAACGAGGGTGTGCGTTTAGACGAAGGACTAGTTAAACAGCTCACAGGTGGCGACAAGGTCACTGCACGACACTTGTATAAGGACGAATTCGAGTTCACGCCAGAATTCAAAATCTGGATGGCAACCAATCACAAACCGATAATTCGGGGGAGAGACGATGGGATTTGGAGGAGACTACATTTAGTACCTTTCACTGTGAAGATACCTGATGAAAAAGTAGATAAACAGCTAAAATATAAACTTCGTCGAGAGCTGACAGGGATATTGAATTGGGCAGTAGAAGGTTTCCTTAAATGGCAAAGAGAAGGTTTGGGAATGCCGGGAGCAGTCGAAAATGCTAGCTCTGAATATAAATCGGAAATGGATGTTATTACTGCATTTATTGAAGATTGTTGTGATGTGAGAGAAGGCGAAAAGGTAAATGCCAAAAAAATGTATGAAACATATCATGAGTGGGCGAAAGAAAACGGTCAATATTTAATGAGTAGTACGAAATTTGGGAAAGAAATTGGAATGAAGTTTACTAAGAAAAAAACTAAAACCGCAAATGTATACGAGGGCATTACTTTAAATGACGATTATTATAATTTGAACTTAAATTTTTAAAAAAGGTGGAGGGTTTGTTTCAACTATCCACCCTCCTTTAGCCTTAGAGGCGCAATCGTTTTGAAGATATAATATCTTGCAAGGTGGATAGTTTGGGTGTTTTTTCATAAACCTTCTACTTTTTTACTCCTAGTAATACTTTTCCTATTTTACTACTAACTATCCACCTTTTAAGAAATAAATAGTTATAAAGATAGTGATACCAATGGATTTCGAAGGTGGAGGGTTTGCTTCAACTATCCACCAACTATCCACCTTTTTATCATTTTTGACAAAGGAGTGATCTAATGACAGCAGAAATGGATATACAAGAAGAATGGAAGGATATCATTGGTTTTGAAGGAAGGTATAAAATAAGTAACACGGGTAAAATCGTTTCATTAAAATATAATAAAACCAACGAACCGAAGGAATTAAAGCAAGAAGAGACAAATAGAGGTTATTTAAGAGTGACAATGCGAAAAGATGGTAAATCAAAACGTTTTTCAGTTCATCGATTAGTTGCTATGCATTTTTGCGGAGGGTATTTTCCAGAAGCGGTTGTTAACCATATTGATGAAAATAGCCATAATAATAACGCGCGCAATTTGGAGTGGGTTACTCAAAAAGAAAACATAAATAGTGGTACAAGTTTACGAAGGAGATCAAGGACGCAGAGTAAAGCAGTTGAAGCTTATGATATGGAAGGTAATTTTGTTATGAAGTTCTATGCCGCAATGGAAGCGGAGAGGCACGGATATTTCAATGGAGCGGTGATTAAGTGCTGTAGGGGATATTTGCCACATTATAAAGGGCTGGTTTGGAAATATGCATAAAAGTGAGCAGAATATTCAAAATGAAATTCGATTAGCGCTGTCGAAATCTGGATATGTTGTTTTTAGGGTTAACTCAGGCAAGGTTAAGATGCAAGATGGTAGATTTTTTGATACAGGCGTTCCCAATGGATTTAGTGATTTAATGGGATTTAAAGAAAGTGGAAAAATATTTTTTATTGAAGTGAAAAATGAAAAAGGTAGAGTAAGTGAGGTTCAAAAACGATTTTTAAGTGCAATGAAAAACAAAGGCGCCATATGCGGAGTAGCTAGGAGTGTAGAAGAGGCATTGCAAATTGTTGAGGGGTTACATTAATGACAGCGTAAGGAGGGATAAAATGAAATTATATCATGTTGAAACACAAGAAGACTATGACGCATTGATGGTTAATTTGGAGGAAGAAGGATATAGATGGAATGATAAAGAAAAACCTACAGAATTCAATTGTTGGAACATTTTTAAGAAGGATACTGTAATGATAATTGAATATGATATTTATTTGGGGGAGACGTCAAAAGAATATTGTGAAAAAGTATATCCTGATACGCCAATTCAAAAATACAAAGCACAGCAAGATAAAGTTGCAAAGTATCACGATGACGCTGCAAATGTCGCGAAAGCAATGGCTACCGTCGGAGTATCTATGAAAAACGATAATACTGACAACGTAAATAATCCCGCGCATTACAAAGCAGGTGGTGTTGAAACGCTTGACTATATTAAAGCTAAAGTAAAGGATTATCCGAGTTATGTTACTGGGAACATACTTAAATACGTTTCCCGCTATGAACATAAGAATGGCATTGAAGATTTGAAGAAAGCACAGTTTTATTTGAATGATTTAATTGAGTGGATGGAGAGTGATTGTGAATGAATCGGTTTGAAAAAGATAGATTAAGAACAAAGGCAAAGAATATAATCGAGGCGATGTTGGTGTATTTACTCTTGTGGCTTTTTAGTATAGTGATACCAATTATGGGTGTTGCGGCACATTTGATTTGGAGTAATTCATTTACGTTATTTATTAAAATTAGTACATTAACAATTTGGTCTATAGAAACGGTAGTCGTAGGGGCTTTACTTGTGAGTTCTTATATAACAGTTAAAAAGTATGCAAGACAAACAAGTGCAGAAGACTGACTGATTTGATTATTAGGAGAGTGATTAAATGTTTAAAACATTAAGTTCATTTTATTTTTTTATGATTATCATTATAGTGTTGTCGACTGCTTTCGGCTTTCTTAGTCTCTCGGAAGCTGAATATATGTTATTATTAATCATTTCTCTTGTCATGGTTGAGAATATGAACAAACACTAGGCATAACGTGTGAGATAGAATTTTATTAGGAGAGTGATTGAATGTCAAAACGATTACGTAAAGCACAATATAAACTTATTGAAGATGAATTAAGATTTTATCATTCTACTAAAAAAGAAATACTAGAAAAACGTGCAAACATTGTCATGGGATCTATGCATCAAGAATTCAAAGACGAGAATCAAGGCGGTGGTTCCTCTGGCCAGATATCAAATGAAGTAGAACAACGCGTTATGTTATTGCAGGTTGATAAAGAAATACAAAGGATGTCTGATATTGTCAGAGCGATTGAAACAGTATTGAGCACTCTGTCTGATGAAGATAAACAACTGATTCATTTTAGGTACTGGGATAGAAGCCGACCGACTTGGCTGTGGATTGCATGTAAGTTGAATATCAGTGAGAGTACAGCTAAAAGAAAACGGAAAGAGATTATTTATAAAATTGCCGCGCGATTAGGTTATTAAAAAGTTGACCCGTTTGTGACCCGTTTGACATGTTTTTTCATGTTAATATTATAGAGTAGAGAAGTGAAGATGATTACAAAAATAAAATCTTATGTTGAGTCTGCGCTCCACTTCTCATCTATAATCTTATAATATAGCAGGAGGTTGCTATGTTGCCGGACAGAGGCTTTGTATCTGATCGTTGGTTCCGATGGGAGACGCATCCCAATCCAACTTCACTAGTCCCAACAAGAGACACCTTCTTGTTCAATCTCAATACTCGTGACGCCTCTTAACAATGTGGAACGGGTCCTGTGTCTAGTGACGGAAATTCATTTCGGATTCGACTAGATGAAATACAAAGCACTGACGAGTGTTACCGTAGAAGTATTCAGGTCTCATAACTACGGATACATAGAACAATGAAGTCCAGTACATTGCGTGCTGGGCTTTTTATATAGGGGTGGATTAATGAATGAGTTACAAACCGACGAACCCATTTTACTTAACCTCGAAGTGGAAAAGAAAGCGGAAAAAGATATTACGACGAGATGAATATCTGTGTCAAGAGTCGAGACGTTTCGGCCGCACGGAATCGGCTGAGGTGGTTCACCACATCTATCCGATTGAATTATATCCTGAGCTAGCATTCGAAGACTGGAATTTAATTTCTTTATCAAATTGTTCACATAATTCAATGCACAAGAGAGGATCTCACGAACTGACAGCAAAAGGCTTGAGATGGCAAGAGAGGCGAAAAAAGGAATTCGAGTCATTTTACTCATCCCCCCCGTCAAACGTTTCAGAAAAAAGCTCTGGGGATACCGAGGGTGGGGACTTTTTCCAATAGCGCCACGTTGAGAAAACTTTTTTGAAAGGAGGAGCTACAATGGCGAAAACAAAAAAAGCGGAAAGTGTAGAAAAGTATAAAACGCTTTCAATCAAAGAGAGAGTTATTCAAGATATGAAAAGCTTAGGTGTTTATAAAGTAGAATATGACAACATAATTACGATTTATTGCGATTTGCTAAATCAATATAACGATGCACAAGAGAAATTCATTGATTCTAACTATCAATATGAAACTTCAACAGCTGCCGGAGGAACAAAAAAATCCGCTATTGTAGCTACTCTGGAAAATCTAAGAAAAGATATCATTGCTTATTCAGACCGCCTGTGTTTAAATCCTAAAGCTATTGAAAACATCACAACTGAGAACAAAAAACAATCCAATTTAGCGGATATATTGAGTGAAATGCGATGAGTTTAAAAGATTTTACTAATCATGATAGTGTGATGAATTATGTAAACGAAGTAACGAAAGGTAAGAAAATAGCAGGAAAAGAAATTCAACAAGCGGCAAAAAGATTTAAAAAAGATTTAAAAAACAAAGAATACGAATTCAATCCTAAAGACGCGGAATTTGTGATTGGCATTATTGAAAGAACGTTTGTTCACGATCAAGGTGAACGGATTGATGGAACACCACTTCGAGGAACACCGTTCATTTTAGAGCCGTGGCAAAAATTTATTATTTATTCCTTGTTGGGATTTTATATAAAAGATACAATTATTAGACGTTTCAAAGAAGCGTTTATTTTTTTACCTCGAAAAAATGGTAAAACAAGATTTGTTGCTGCATTATCTTGGGCTTTAGCACTTTTAGAAAGAAAATCAGGCTCTAAAATTTATATCGTCGGGGCAGCGTTGGAACAATCGTTACAAAGTTTTAATTTTATTAATTTTAATATTAAAGAAATGGGAGAAGAAAATACATTTCGTGTTTTAGATAATAATCAAGAACATAGTATTTCTGGTGAATTTGGAGATGGTTCTTTATACATCAAAGCATTAGCGGCTAATCCAGACCGCCAAGATTCTCTCAACTGTAATGTAGGAATTGCCGATGAGTTGCATGCATATAAAACACCAAAACAGTACAACATTATCAAAGAAGCAATGAAAGCTTATACAAACAAGCTGATGATTGGTATAACAACGGCTGGTGATAATATGAGTTCCTTTTGCTACCAACGTTTACAATATTGTAAAAAGATCTTAGATGATACTGTGACAGATGAAGCTTATTTTGTTTTTATAGCGAAAGCAGATGAGGACGAAAAAGGTGAAGTGGATTATACGGATCCATTACAACACGAAAAAGCGAATCCCAACTACGGAATTACAATCAGACCAAGTGATATGAAAAATGACAGTCTACAAGCGCAAAACGATCCACAACAAAGAAAAGACTTTTTATCTAAATCATTAAATATATACACTAGTGCAATGAAAGCATATTTCAACATTGATGAATTTAAAGCATCAGACTCAAAGTATGATTGGACTTTAGAAGAACTAGCTAAATTGCCTATAAAATGGTATGGCGGTGCCGATTTGGCAAAACTTCACGATTTGACAGCGGCAGCATTGTACGGTAGATATACGACTGACAAAGGAATAGAGGTCGACATTGTTATCACTCATGCCTTCTTTCCAATCGTAATGGCGAATAAAAAAGCCGATGAAGATAACATACCTCTGTTTGGTTGGAAGGACGATGGTGTTTTGACAATGACAAATACACCGACTACTAATTTCGCAGTGATTGTTAACTGGTTTAAAGAAATGAAGTACAAAGGTTTTGATATTAAACTTGTAGGATTTGATAAAAAATTCGGTCGTGAATTCTTTTATTTGATGAAGAAAAGCGGCATTAAAATAGTAGACCAACCACAGTATTTTTACAAAAAGTCAGAAGGTTTTAGAAGAATAGAAACAAAAGCAAAAGATGGGCATTTCTATTATTGTCACAATCAATCATTTGAGTATTGTGTTCAAAATGTGCGTGCTATCGAAAAAACTGACGACATGATTCAATACGAAAAAGTGGATGGTGATGGAGGTTCTCAGCGTATTGACTTGTTTGATGCTGCCGTATTTGGAGCTGTGCAGATGTTAGAGGATATACAAATGAGTGCAGTAGCTAGTAAATGGCTCAATTCGAATTGAGGGAGGTGAACAAATGAATTGGAGAATTAAAGTCCCGTGGAAAAAGAAAAGGTCAAAAGATTTCGGGTTTGTTTGGAATGGTGAATCATATTCTTTTGCTTTAAATAACGGATATACAAAGCTATCCGATAACGCAGAAGTTAAAATCGCTGTTGATAAGATTGCGGATTTAGTTTCAAATATGACTGTACATTTAATGGAAAACACGGAAAAGGGTGATATCAGAATTAGAGATGAATTATCTCGCAAGCTTGATATAAATCCGTATTCGCTCATGACAAGAAAAACATGGATTTATAATATTGTTGCAAATTTACTGCTTTATGGTGATGGAAATGCAATTGTGCTACCTGAATTTAAAAATGGATTAATTAGTGAGTTGAAACCACTTGATCCATTGCTTGTTGATTTTGAGGTAAGTGAAGAAACTTATAAAGTAAATTACAAAAACAAAACATATAGTCCAGACGAGTTAGTTCATTTTGCTATCAATCCAGATCCAGAATATCCATTTATTGGGACTGGGTACAGAGTCTCTTTAAAATCGCTTGTGGATAATTTAAATCAAGCAACAGCAACGAAAAAAGCATTTATGAGTAGTAAATTTATGCCTAATTTAATTGTAAAAGTAGATGCGAATGCGGCAGAGTTAGCCTCTGAAGATGGTAAAAATAAAATCGAGGACATGTACTTAAAGCGAACAGAGGAAGGAAAACCTTGGATTATTCCAGCCGATTTAATTGAAGTAGAGCAAGTTAAGCCTTTGAGTTTAACAGACATTGCTATTAATGAAGCAGTAAATATTGATAAAAAGACAGTAGCGGGACTCTTAGGAGTACCTGCTTTTTTTGTTGGTGTAGGTGATTTCGATAAAAACGAATTTAACAACTTTATCAATACACGAATCATGTCTATCGCAATGATTATTTCACAAACGTTGACACGAGATTTATTAATAAGCCCATCACGATATTTTAAGCTTAATCCTCGAAGCCTTTACTCCTACGATATTACTGAATTGGTAGCAGCTGGTGGTCAAATGGTAGACAGAATTGCGATGGATAGAAATGAACTTCGTGACTGGATTGGAATGGCTCCGCGAGACGACATGAAAGAACTACTTGCATTAGAAAACTTTATTCCATCTGAAAAGTTAGGGGATCAAGGCAAACTTAAAGGGGGTGATAATGAATGACTAATAGGAATGGAGCACGTCAAATTGTGAACAGACGGGCAGAACTTAATACGAATGAAATAAATGAAAGCGAAAAAGTCATTGAGGGCTATTTCGCTGTTTTTAATTCTGAAACAGAGTTATTCCCCGGAGCATTTGAAGAAATATTACCTGGCGCATTTGACAACACATTGGATAACGATGTCAGGGCTTTAATCAATCATGATACAGCCCTTGTTTTAGGCAGAAACATATCTGAGACACTCTCACTCCGTGTGGATGACACAGGGCTTTGGGGACAAATTAAAATCAACCCTCTAGACACTGATGCCATCAACTTGTATGAGCGTGTAAAACGCGGTGATGTGAGTCAATGTAGTTTCGGTTTCAACATCATAAAAGAGCAAGAAGAATGGCGCGAAGATGGTTCGGTCAAATGGTCTTTACAAGAAGTGGAACTTCATGAAGTTTCTGTCTGCACCTTCCCAGCTTATTCAGACACTGGAGTGGAAGCAAGACAAAATGATGTCAAAAAACATGAACAACGAAAATTAGAAGCGAAGAAAAATCAATTAAAGGAGAGACTGAAATTATGGCATTAAAACAATTAATGATTCAAAAAAAATTAGATTCTAAACGAAGTGATTTAGAGGTACTAGAGACACGTTCAAAGACATTTAAAGAACGCGAGGAGGAATTAACTCGTGCACTTGAAGAAGCAAAAACAGAAGAAGAAGTAAGTACTGTTGAAAAGAGCGTAGATGAACTAGAAAGCGAAAAAGAAAAGTTAGAAAAAGAACGTGATGAATTAACAGCAAAAATTAAAGAACTGGAAAAAGAATTAGAAGAGGTGAACGACAAGTCGGATACTTCAACTGATGAAAAAAACGAAGAGGGTGAAAAACGAATGGGCAAATACAAAGACAAAGAAGTGCGCAGTGCAGTAGATACATTTATTCGTACGAAAGGACAAACTCGCGCAGGTCTGACATCGACAGGTGCGGATGTTGTTATTCCAGAAGAAATTATTTATTCGCCTGAAAAAGAGATAAAAACAGTTACCAATTTAGCTGAACTGGTTTCTAAAACAAAAGTTAATACAGCATCTGGGAAATATCCGATTTTAAAACGTGCCACTTCCCGATTGAATTCAGTTCCTGAATTAACTGCAAACCCTGAACTAGCTAAACCGGAATTTGTTCAAGTTAATTGGGAAGTTGAAACGTATCGTGGAGCTATTCCGATTTCACAAGAGTCCATTGATGACGCTGCTGTTGATTTAGTTGGTATTGTATCTGAGAATGCACAAGAACAAAAAGTCAATACAACAAACTATGCGATTTCAGAAGTGTTAAAAACTTTCACAGCAAAAACGGTAGCGAATACAGATGACATCAAACAAATCCTTAACGTCACATTAGACCCAGCGTATGAAAGAACTGCAGTCGTGTCTCAAAGTTTCTTACAATGGGTTGATACTTTGAAAGATTCAGACGGTCAATATATTTTACATCGTGATATCACTTCAACAAGTGGAACATCTCTGTTTGGTATCAAACTAGAAGTTGTAAACGATGAATTACTAGGACTTGCAGGAGAAGCGCATGCGTTCTTAGGTGATTTGAAGCGTGCAGTACTATTTGCAGATCGCACAGACATCACCGCTCGCTGGGTAGATCACGAAATCTATGGTCAATACTTACAAGTCGGCACTAGATTTGATGTGAAAAAAGCTGATTCTGAAGCAGGTTACTTCTTAACTTTCACTAAAGGAGCGTAATAATATGAGTAAATATGTCGTATTGAAAACTTTCTCTGATTTAGAAGATGGTAATCATATTTACCAAGAAGGAGACAAATACCCCCGTCAAGGCAAAGCAAAAAAAACGCGTATTGATGAATTATCTTCTACAAGTAACAAGTTAAGCGAACCTCTTATCATTGAGTTAGAAAGTGATAAGTAATGAATACAGATACTATTTTAGAACTAGTAAAAGCAAGGGAAGGTATTTCTAGCAATGTTAGAGATACCTATTTGCTTGCAATTATTGATGGGGTTATTCAAGAACTAGAAAGCGAAAAAAGTATTGCCTTGGATGAAAAAGACGCCAATCATTTAATGTTCATAGTCGATTACACTTCATGGAGATATAACAATCGTGATTCTGATAGTATGCCACGACATTTACAGTATCGTTTGCATAATCTCATTATTCAATATCGAGAGGTGCCTGTGAATGAATTGGAATGACGAAGTAACTTTAGTATCAGAAAAACTTGTTACTGATGAGATAGGAAATCAAATACCACAGTCAACTGAAATTAAAATACTATGTGAGAAGAAAAATGTTACACGTCAAGAGTTTTACGAGGCGAGTACTAGTGGATTTAAACCATCCCTCGTTTTGAATATTCATGGATATGAATATGGGAACCAAACGAAACTTATTTTTGAAAACAAACGGTATGTAATTATTCGAACATATAGTATTGATTCAGAAAGACTAGAACTTACTTGTGAACGTGATTTAGGAGAGCGGTGATTTGACTTGAAGATAAAAGGATTAAATAACGCTATCGCTGATGTGTTGAAAACATACACTAAAGATGTTGAACAAGAACTAGAAACGATTCAAAAAAAAGTCGCAACTAATGCTACGAAAAAACTACAACAAAGAAGCCCTGTAAAAAAAGGTAGATACGCGAGAGGGTGGAAAGCTAAAAAGACTGCCACAGGATATGTTATTTATAACGCCTCAGATCCTGGTAAAACTCACCTCTTGGAAAACGGTCATGCTAAACGAGGCGGAGGAAGAGTTAAAGCTTACAAACATATTGAACCAGTGGAACAAGAAGTAATACAAGAATATGTTCGAGAAGCGGAAAGGGCGTTGAGACGATGAACTTAAAAGATGTTTTAAGCGAAACAGGACTACCAGTCGCATACGACCACTTCACCGAAACGGATACCACACCAATTCCCGCTCTTCCATATCTGACATATAACGAGTCTGACAGTGTCAACTTGATGGCGGATAATATTGTGTTAAAAAAGATAACAAATTACACCATCGAACTATATACAGAATATAAAACACCATCAACAGAATTACTTTTAGAAAATGCTTTAATGGCGAACAAACTGCCTTTCAATTCCTCTCAGACAGAGTGGATAGAGGATGAAAAAATGTATGTAAAATATTATTATGTGAGGATGATTTAAATGCCCGAAACACAAGAAAACAAAGTATTATTTGGATTAGAAAATGTGCATTATGCAACATATACTGAGACTGACGGAAAAATCACTTATGCTACGCCAAAACCACTGCTTGGCGGAGTAGAAATCTCTGTCGAGCCGCAGGGAGATATGATTAAATTTTATGCAGACAATATTGTCTACTACCAAGCGCCAAACAACCAAGGATATGAAGGCACATTGACAATTGCAAACATCACAGAAGAATTTGCAACTGATTGCCTTGGTGAAGAACTTGACAGCGAGGATGGTGTTCTTACAGAGAAATCTAATGCTAAACCGAAATCCTTTGCTTTGTTGTTTGAATTTGACGGAGATGTAAAAGCAGTGCGACAAGTTTTATACAATTGTACTGCAAGTAGACCTACTGTTGCATCAGCAACCAAGACAGATTCCACGGAGCCGAATTCAAATGAATTAACGTTTTCAGCTGGTCCACGTTCTACAGACAAAGCTGTAAAATCTAAAACATCTACAGGTGTCACAGATGCCGTATACAACAATTGGTATAAAGCCGTTTATGAAAAAACACCAGCAGGAGCCTAGAATTTTTCTAGGTTCTTTTTTTTAGTATTTTAGGAGGATGAGAAATGGAAAAAACAATTGAAATTGATGGTCAAAAAATCCCGCTTAAAAGCACAGGAGCTACAGTACTTAGATACAAACAGCAATTTGGCAAAGATTATTTTGGCGAATTACTAAAAATGACAAACGCTATTGAGCCGATGAAACAAGATAAAAAAATGACTAGTTTATCTGATAACGATTTATCCCTTTTAGACTTTGAAGTTATTTATAACTTTGTATGGGTTCTTGCTAAGACAGCTAATGCGAACATACCTGAGCCGATTGAATGGCTTGATGGTTTCGACTCGTTCCCAATTATGGAAATCATGCCAGAAATTGAAGATCTTCTTGCGTCTAGTATTCAAACGAAAAAAAAGTAACAGATACGTCGCAGAACGCCAGTGATGAGCCGCTGACAGCTGAGGCGTTTTTATATATTTGTAAGCAAACTGGATTGACTATGGACGACTTGGACATGATGACGTTAGGTTCGTGCTTAGACTACTTTGCAGAATATGAAGAAGCTCAAAATCCAAATAAAAAGAAAAAAGTTAGAAGAGCATCTCAAGAGGATTTCGATGCGTTTTAGGAGGTGGAATAAAAATGGCTAAAGGTAGAATTCAAGGTATCACAATTGAAGTTGATGGCGATACAAAAGGGTTGAATTCAGCTTTAAAAAGTGTTAACACTCAATCAACTAAGTTAACCAGCGAATTGAAAGATGTCGAAAAACTATTGAAATTTAACCCAGGCAATGTTGAAGCACTTGCACAAAAACAGCAACTTTTGACAAAGCAAATAGAGACAACTACTCAAAAATTAAATCAACTAAAGCAAGCAGAAAGTCAAGTGGAAGCACAGTTTAAAAGTGGTGAAATTGGTGAAGAACAATATCGAGCTTTTAGACGTGAAATCGAGTATACAGAAGGCGCTTTGAATGGTTACAAAGGACAATTAAATAACATACAAGTAGAACAAGAAAAATTAGGTCAAAACACAAAAAGAATTAATACTTTATTTGATGCAACGGGTTCCAGTGTGGATGATTTTGCGGACATTTTAGGTGGTAGACTGACTAACGCAATTCGTAATGGGACAGCTACATCTGACCAGCTAGAAGAAGCAATAAATAAAATCGGTCGAGCGGCATTAGGAACTGATGTTGATGTTGGCAAGATGAAAAATGCACTAGATACGATTGATGATGGGAATAGCATTCAGAGCGTGGAGACAGAACTTAAAGGTTTATCTACTCAATCTGATAAAACTAGTGAAAACTTAGAAGGAATGAGTAAAAAGTTAGATGCTGGTCTTCTTTTAGAAGGAGCAGAAGCGGTTCAGGGGGTTACTGATAAAGTAATTGAACTCGGAAAGAGCGCTTTTACATCTTCGATGGAGTTAGATAGTGCTACAAATAAATTCAATAATAACTTTGATTTAACTGGAAAAGCCGCTGAAAGAACAAAAGACTCGATTGTGGATTTTTATAACACAGGATTAGTAGATTCTTATGAGGAGGCAGGAGAAGCTTTAACTCAAACAAAAAGACAATTACAAAATCTCAATGATACAGATTTGGCTAGTGTAACAGAAAAGTCCGTAGCGTTTTCAAAGACCTTTGATGCTGATATGACAGAAAGTTTGCGTGGAGCAAATGCTTTAATGGAAACTTATGGTATGACTGGTGAGCAGGCTTTTGATATCATGACTGTCGGAGCGCAAAATGGATTGAACAAAACGGATGAGTTAGGAGACAACTTAGCAGAATATGCTAGTCAGTTTGAGCAAAATGGTTATAGTGCACAAGGGATGTTTGAAACTTTGGAAGCTGGCTTAAGTGGAGGAGCTTACAACCTAGATAAAGTCAACGATCTTGTTAAAGAGTTCGGCATACGTATTTCCGATGATTCTATAGGTAAGGCAGTGGAAGGATTAGGCGGAAAATGGAAATCTATGTATGACGATATGAAGAAAAGCGGAATGGATAATAATGAAATATTTGCAAGTTTGGCAACTGAAATAAACAAAGTCGGTGATGAGCAAGAAAGAGCATCGATTGTATCTGCTATTTTTGGTTCACTCGGAGAAGATAATACAGTTAAGGTAATTACTGCAATGGGTGATTTAAACGGAGAACTTGGAGAGGTTCAAGGGAAATATGACGACGTAAAAGGTGCATCAGATAAATTAACTTCAGGTGGAGCGGAACAAAACTTAACAAAAATGTGGCATGAATTAAAGACTGCTCTTATGCCAATTGGTGAATATTTATTGGAATTGGCAAATGCTATCGTTCCGAAAGTTGTAGAAGTAATTAAAGATTTAAAGAAGTGGTTCGATGATTTAAGCCCATTCGCAAAAACCTTATTGGAATTCATTGGGATAATGGGAGGAATATTTACTGTAATTATGTCTGTCGTATCAGCATTGGCACCTATCATTGCCGCCTTTGTGGTATTAGGAAGTGTTGTAGGAACCGTAATAGCTGTTATTGCCGCAATAGCAGCTGTGATAGCAGGAGTCATACTAATTATAAAAAATTGGGGCAAAATTGTTGAATGGTTAAAAGGTGTATGGGAAACAATAAGTGAGTTTTTCAGTAATTTGTGGGAAGATATTAAACAAATTTTTTCAGACGCATGGGAAGGTATAAAACAATGGTTCATAGAACTTATGATTGAGTGGGCTACTTGGATTTATGAATTTTGGAATGGAATTGCTGAATTTTTTGCGAATATCTGGAATGGATTAAAAGAAAAATGGATGGAATTTTGGGATCCAATTATTAATTGGTTTAAAGAAAAATGGGAACTAATAAGAACATCTGCCGCTGAAATATGGCAATCTATTGTTGATACAATTGTCAATGTGTGGGACGGGTTAATGGAATTCTTAGACCCAATCATCAGTCTAATAAGTTCTATGATTGAAGGTGCTTGGATGCTTATAGTGGCCGCTACACAAATTGCGTGGGCAGCATTTGAGAAATTCATACTAGACCCTTTAAAATCAGTTTGGAAATGGGTGCAAGATTTATTTGGAAAAATAGTTGAATGGGTGAAAACGAAGTGGGAAGAACTAAAACTTATTACTAAAGTTGCTTGGATTCTATTTAAAAAATATATGATTGACCCTGTTGTTAATGCGTATAACTATGTGAAAGGTAAATTTTCGGACTTGATAAATTGGATAAAAACAAAATGGGAACTAGCAAAAGCTATCACGGCTGCTGCTTGGAGTATTGTTAAAGAAAAAATGATTACTCCTATTGTGGACGCATATAACAAAGTGAAAAATAAAATATCGGATATGATAAACTCTATCCGAACTAAGTTTGAAGATGCTAAAGCAATAGCTAAAGAGAAATTTAATGATGTGAAAAAGGCAATAGTTGACCCTATTGAAAAAGCTAAAGAATCAGTAAAAAACATTATTGAAAAGATTAAGAGCTTTTTTACTAACCTTAAACTTAAAATACCAAAACCATCGATGCCAGATATGCCGCATTTTAGCCTAAAAACAAGTTCTAAGAAAATATTTGGTAAAGAAATATCCTATCCGAGTGGATTAAATGTTGAATGGTATGCCAAAGGTGGGATTTTAACAAAACCAACTATGTTCGGCATGAATGGCAGTTCTGCAATGGTCGGCGGAGAAGCTGGTAATGAAGCTGTTTTACCTTTGAATGCAAAAAATCTAGGTGTCATAGGTAAAATGATTGCTGAAACAATGCCTCAAAATGGCGGAGACACATATGATTTGACTGTGAATGTCAATGGTAATGTAGATAAAAAAATGATTGATTTAATGAAGAAAGAAATGCAAAAAATACTCATTGAACAGACAAGAAGAAAAGACAGCAGCATGGGAGGTGTGACCATTTGAGGAGTGGAGAGTTCATATTTAATGACATAAATTTTTATGAAAATAATGTATATATTCAAGAAAGACCAGAAATTTCACGAGCGTATAGGAATGAGACAATTATCGAAATTCCGGGCAGATACACCCCTCTAACAAAATGGGATGGGACATATTTGCCAGTTGAGTTCACATTATCTCTTTTTCTAAAAGCAAGAAACCCGGAAACTGCAATTGAAGAATATTATAATATGACATCTAAACTACAAGACTCTGTTTCTCGTCTAGCGAGATTCTATTTTGATGAAAACTATTATTATTCAGTAAAATTCACAGAAATAAACTTATCATATCAGACGAACTATATCGCTGGAGTACCTTTCACTGCAAAAGTAACTTGTTCCCCCTTGAAAAACGATCTATCAGGTATATATCCCACTGACGTTGAAAATGGAACCAAAATTTATAACATCAATTCTAGTATATCTCAACCGCTTATTGAATTTACTGGTTCAGGGAACATAACGATAACTGTGAACGGTACTGAGTTCGTATTTAAAAATTTGCTAAGTGGAGATTATGGTATAGATAGTGAAGTGAGAGAAGTTTATCAAGTGATAGATGGTAATTTTGTATCTATAAATAATAAATATTATAGTAAAAATTCGTTCCCATTCTTTGATTTAGAGGAAAATACAATATCATGGAGTGGGAATGTGTCAGAAATGAAGGTGACGCCAAAATGGGCAAGCGTGATTTAAATGTACCGCTTTTATATGAAGCAAATGAGACGGAATTTTTGCATAGTGGCATCTGTTCTTTATCAGAAACATTACGGTGTGAAGTGCACGAAGTAATGAATGCAGAATTTGAATTGGAACTAGAGTATCCTGTGACTGGTTTACATGCTCATGAGCTGATAAATGGACGTTATATCTCTGCTTTTGTAGATGCTCAAAGAGGTTATAATCCTTTTGAAATCGATACTGTAGAAAAAGACTTGTTTGCAGATACATTTATTATAAAAGCTTCTCATCAAACGAATCAGTTAAGAAAGAAAATGGTTAAAGAATTTAAAGTAGATAAAGTTTCATGCGGCTTAGCTATGAGTCGATTGAAAAACGCTTTAATTGAACCTACTAACATTCAATTTTATTCAGATATTGAAACTTTGAATAGCACTTGGTTACGTTTCAAAAACGCTCTAGCTTGTATAGGTGGGGTGGAAGGTTCTATCTTAGATACGTGGCGTGGAGAAATTGAGAGAACAACAAATAAGATATCCATGCTGAAAAAAAGAGGAACAGACAGCGGTATAACCATCGCATACAGAAAAAATATGACCGGTTTAAATATAAACACAGATACTTTAGACATGGTGAACGCCATTGTGCCTTATGCAATAAAAGCAGTTGGCGATTCTGATACGGTTATTTCTCTTTCGGAGAATTATATATACTCGCCGGATTTTGTAGCTGGAAACGAAATAAATGCAGTTGAAATTGATTATTCCTCTGATGAAAACGTAATTGATGAAAAGACACTTAGAAGTGTAGCAAAAAACTATTTTTCTAGTAGTGTCATTAATGAGCCGATTTTAGACTTAGAAATTAGTTTTCAGGATTTAGGACAAACAGAAGAATACAAAATGTTTCAAAACATGAATCGAGTTTTTATTGGTGATACACTCTCTGTGTTTCACGATGAATTGAATGTGCAAACAACCGCTCGAATAGTTGAATTTACGATGGACAGTTTGAGAGGTGAATATGTTAATTGTACCGTCGGTAGTGTCAAGAGTGATTTAAAATCAACGATGACAGCAGGAATGGCTACAAAAGATGAAATAGAAGCTGGTGACAATCGTATGCAAGAATATGTAGACGATTTGACTAAGCAAATAACAGGAAACCAAGGCGGAAACTTAGTTATTCGTCCACCTGAAAAACCAGCAGAAATGTTGATTATGGACACTGATAATATTAGCACAGCAGTCAATTTGTGGAGATTTAATCAGATGGGGCTGGGTCATTCAAAAACAGGTTACAATGGTGAATACACTATCGGTCTCACGCAAGATGGTAAAATAGTAGCCGATTTGATAGCGACAGGGACTTTAAGAGCTATTGACATTGAAGGCGTGACAATTACAGGGTCGGCGGGTCATTTTGATGTTTTATATTCGAGTTTTTTACCAGGCCTTCCAGCACCTCAGTATAAAGAAGAACTGCAGATGGGCGGCGGGACTGGCTTTAATTTACAAGCGCAGTCTACAACAAAACCATATCCCGCCATGCAAGTCAGACTGAATACAAATGGTGATTTAGGTCTTGCGATTGAAGCTGTGAACGAAAATACAGGTGTTATAGATGCTGACAGAGTTGTCAGACTATCACCTTTTGCGGGAATTGAAACACCATTGTTACAAAGTGATGGGTGGTGTTGTATAGGCGCTAATCCTGACGGTAAAACCGCTTCTATTGATCGCCACACGTGGGTTTCTGGCGGCGGTCCTCAACTACGTTATGTGCCGCATCGAGCTAGTAATTTTGAGACAGCTTCGTCGGAGGAATACAAGAAAAACATACGAAAAGTGAAAAAAACCGCTTTTGGTAAAACAGCGAAGCAAGTCATAAATGAAACGGATGTTTTCACTTATTCACATATTGCAGATGAAACAAACGAAAAGAA